CGGTCAGCCTGATAGCTGGCGTAGATCGATGCCATGTCACCGATCGCGCGGCCAGCCTCGCCAAATGCGTCCGCCATGCCCTGACCGGCCGACTGCACCTTCCCGGCGATGATGTCCCATTTGTCCGCGGTGAAGGTCAGCGAATCGTTATAGCTGCGCTGCATCGCGCCAAGCCGCTCTGCCTCGTCAGCGACCTTGACCTGCTGCGCAATCCACGCGGCTGCATCAGCGCCGGTCCAGCCCTTCGACTCCGCTTCCTGAGTAGCGCGCAGGATAGCGAGCGAGTGGACGCGCGCGGCATCGGTCGCGTCGATAAGCTTGATCTCTTCCGCGAGCTCCGCAAGCCGGCGGTCACCGGCTGGCATGGCAAGCTGAATAGCCGCCTTCATCTCGGAATCGGTCAAGCGATCGCGCGCTGCCCGCTGATCGTCGAGCGCCTTCGACGCACGCGCGGCGCCATCGACATCCTTCGTCAGCTGGGCTGCCTCGATCGCGGCCAGCAGTGGAAGGTCTGCTATGCGATCACGAAGCAGCTCCGCGGCCTTCTCGGCCGGCGTGATACCTGCTGCGACCGATGCGTTGACCTGATCCTGAATATCAGCCTGCTCGCGCATCGTTGCGGTGCTCTTGGCGGCATCGGAAACGCGCTGCGCGACCGCCAGGCGGACCTCCCGAGCGACTGCCGCCTCGATGTCACCACGCTGGCGGATCGCCTTGCTCTCGGCCTTCACGCGTGCCTCGGCGATCAGCGCCGCGGCGCCCGAGACGCCATAGGCATCGGCCAGCTGATAGAGGTTGCGGATCTGCGCTTCGATCGCCTCGGCGTCGCGAGCCAGCTGCTCGGCATGCTTGTCGGTCTTCGGATTTGGGATGTTGTTGTAACCGACCGACTTGGCGATCCGCTCCCGCGCATTGTCGATCGCCGCAGTCTTCACGCGCTTGCCGAGCTTCGTCAGATAGGTGTCGGCAGCGGTATAGGCCGCGCCATAGGTCTTCTCGAGCAGCTTGGGATCGCCTTGGCCGATCAGCATTTTGCCGATGCCGAGGGCGCCGCCCTTTTCGACCTCGGCGAGATACGCTTTCGTGCCTGCGACGCCCGCATAGATGCCGGCGAGGATCGAGCGCATATAGGACGTCAGGTCATCGAGCACACCTTTCACGCCCTTTGACATGCCCTTCATGTCGCCGACGAAGTAATCCGAGATGTCCTTGCCGACCACGCTGAAGAGGGCCTTGGACGTGTCCGCCCAGGTGATCGTCTCCTCTTTCAGCTTGTACAGTTCGGCCTTGGTCGCATTGGCACCACCCGTGATTTTGCCGAGATCGCGCGTCAGCTGGTCGGACTTGACCCCTTCATTCACCCATCGATTGAAGAGTGCGAAGCCCGCGCCGGCTGCGGCAAGGCCGATAAGCAACGGCGAGAACCGCAAGGCCAGCACTGCTACCTCCTTGCCGAAGCCGCGCAATCCGCCCTGACCCATCTGGGCGACCTGAAGGATCTGCGCGCCCTGTTGGATGAAGACCTGCATTGGCTTCTGCCCGGTGAGCAAGCCTTGCGTAATATCGGGAAGCTGAACAGCGATGCTCTTCAGGGCGGTCCCGCTTTTTACCGCGGCCCCGGCCATGGCGCCGTGCGTCTGCGTCGCGGCGTTCGCGCGATCGATCAGCATGCCTTCAGCACGGGCCAGCTCTTCTGCCGACGCACCCGCTGCGGTCATGACGCGACGGGCCTCGGCGATCTCGCTGTTCAATCGAGCCTGAGCGGCAGCCGCAGGATCAAGCATAGCCCGCAGTCGTGCCAGCGCTGCGGCATCGGTTGCTGCTGCAGCCTCCTGTTCCCGCATCGCCTGCGCGCCGCGGCGGACAGCGGCTTCAAACTGCGCATGACCGAGCGCCGCCGAGCGAAGGCGCTGAGCTTCGGCATCGCTGGCGCTAGCCGCCTGAGCGATCTCCAACTCGCGCAGAGCTGCAGCACCTTTTCGCGCGGCAGCTTCGAACATTGTATATGCATGCGCCGCCTCGCGCACTCGCGTTGCCTCGGCAGTCGCTGCGGCCGCATTTTGGGCAGCCTCCATCTCTCTCATTGCAGCAATACCGCGACGTGCGGCTGCCTCAAACAGGCCATGAGCCAGGGCCGCAGAACGGACCGACTGAGCCTCGGTTTCGATTGCTGCGGCTGCCGTCCGTGCGGCGTCGGCTTCGGCGTTCGCCAGCGCTTGCAACTGGCCCCGCAAGCGTCCGGACAGCTCGGTCAGCCCCTGCTGCTCAGCGGCCAGCGCGGCCGTTTCGACCTTCGTTGCCCGAATTTGCTCGCGGGTCTTACCGAACGTCGATCCTTGCCGATCAAGCTGACGAGACAAAGCCTCGCCCGCCTTCTCAGCACTGGCCATTGCCTGCCGGGCCGTCTGCATTTCACGCGATGCGGCATTGCCGAACATGATGACATTCGACGTCGCGGCCGAGACGTCGACCATACCGCGGGTCGCGCGCTCGATGCGGGTGGCATCGGCGAGTACCTTGGCCTCGGTAGAGTCCATTGCGGCTTGCAGCTGCGTCAGACCACCGAAGGAATCGCCGGTGTCGATGACAAAGCCGACCTCAAGCCTCGGGGAGGAGTCGTCCATGGACATGCGTCATCCTCCCCGTTTGATCAGCCCAGCACGGCGCGGAGCTTGGCTTCTTCGATTTCACGCTCGCGTGCGGTCACCTCTGCGCGCCACGGGGGCGGGCAGGTTTCGACGTCGGCCTTGCGACTTTCGGCGAGGTAGGCAGCAGAGAGGCGGCGGATCAGCCGAGCCTCCCATGGCTCAAGGTCAACGGCAGTGCGTTCGCACCAGGCGTTGATTTCGAGCCATGACAGCGGGACGGCGCCCATTCCGGCCGCCTGGGTCAGGCCGATCTCGATCAGCCGGTCGGTGATATGCGGCGCAGGATTGGGCGGCATAGGCGGCACGATTTTGTCGCGCTTCATCTTCTCTATCCGGCTGAGCAGAGGAGCCGGCGACTCTTCCACGAACTTAGCTCGCCGTGATCGAGGATCCGGTTTTGGCGTGGCCTGAAGCCACGCCATCATCCGGATATAGAGGGTCAGGCCGCTTTCGAGGCGGCCTTGAAGTTTCCCCAGTCGGAAACGAACTTCGCGACCTGCTTGGTGATGAAGCCGATACCCTGGTCGGCGTATGCTGCGCGGAACATGTCTTGCCCGGTAAGAGCGGCCCCCTCGGGCTGGTAATCGAAATTCTCAAACCGGGCGGTGAGCGCGGCGAGGTCTTCGGCCGTCTCGGCGACACGCTCTTCCTGGGTCGCTGCGGTGATCTTGCCATCGTTGTCCTGCATGCGCTTCAGCGCGCGCGCGGACTGGCGAGCATCAACGGCGCCAAAGGCGCGGCTGCCGGGGCCGTAAAGGTGGATGAAGACGGGGAGCTTGTTATCCTCGTCGGCATAGAGCGGTTCGCCGGTGGGGCCCTTGACGTGCAGGGCGGCGGTGGGGGCGACGGCGAGCGAGGCGATGTTGAGCAGCTTGGTCATGAAATTGTCCTTCGCGGGAGGATGGTGCGCCAGCCCGGCTCGCGACCCGCGACGACGGGCCGAGCTGGCGCATAAGGACCGGCGTCGCGGGCGCCGGGTAGGGAAGGGGTCAGGTGGTCGGCGCCGCGACCTTGACGATCTTGGTGCAGATCTCGATCGTCGGAGCGCCGGTCAGCATGCTGTCGGCGCCGTCGGCGGTTTCCGGCATGCCGAAATTGCGACCGCCGAAGTAGCGCTTGGCGCCGTCCGGATAGGTCACGCGGAAGGAATAGAGCTTCTGGCTCTCGTCGTCAGCCGACGTCTGCATGATCGCCTGGCCAGCGTCGGAGCTGTCGAGCGCCATTGACGGCTGCAGCGCGCCATAGTCGGCCGAGCCCTTGAACTTCTGCTTGGCGCCCTTGAGCGGCTGGAATTCGACCTTGGCGAAGCTGGCGCCGATCGAACCGAGCTTTTCGACCTGACCGACATCGGTGAAGGTCAGGGCGGCGTAGCCAGTGGCGTCGGCAGTCGCCGGCGACGTAACGGAAATCGCAAGCGACGAGCCTGCGGCGGTCTGTGAACCCATGGTGATGATCCTCGTGACTTAATACCGGCAGGGCCGGCGGGGTGTCGCCCGCCGGGCGGCGGGCACGCGGGTTAGGCGGCGGTCTTGGCCTTCGGGTCAGCGGCAGTGTCGACGGCCTCGACCAGCCCAGCGGCTGCGAAGTTGACGAACTCGCCCTCGGTGAAATCGTGCGCCTTGCCAGCGTCAAAGCGCCGCTCGGTGCCAGCGTCGGTGAAATCGCGGGTCGGCTTGGCGCGGATCGTCTTGGGCTTGGTGTCGGACATGGTAGGTTCCTTTTCTCTCACGCTGCCGCGTCGAAGCTGACGCGGAAGTCCTGTGTCTGTTCGTAGCTGTTGCCCGGGCCGCGCAGGTCGGGGCCGCGGCCAGCGGTCAGCACGGAGACATTGTCGGCGCCGGCGATGCTTCCGGTTCGGCCTGCGCACGCCTTCACGACCAGTTTCATCGCAGTGACCTGGTCGCGGTAGCTTTCGGCCCGCACGGTGACCGAGATGCGCTCCATGGTGCGCACGGTGGGCCCACGCTTCAGCATCTGCCGCTCGACGTTGCTGGTCATCCGGACGAGCAAAGTTGGCAGATCGACACCGTCAGGAAGCGCGCCAGCCTTGATCTGTACGCCGGGAATGGCAGCGATCAGCGCCTCGTCCGAGTTGAGCAGCTCGCCAACGATATCGACACCGGTCATGCGTCTTCGCCTTCCGGTTCAGCGGTTCCAACGATCCCCGAACGGGTCACGCGCGCGTTGATGAAGCTTTGCGCCGCGGCGACCGCCTCGGCCCCCTTGATGTCGAGCGCTGGGCGTAAGAACGGGTTCGGCTTGGCGCCCGGGTGGAAAATGGTGTCGCCAACGAACTTGCCGCCGATGACCATCGTCCGCTTGTCCCTGGCGTTGATCCGCGCAGCGCTCTTGCCGCCGCTTTCGTCCTTCGCGACTGAGATGAAATGGGCGTCGGTGCCATATTCGAGCCAGTTGGCGATCGAGCGGCCCCAGCCTTTCCGAACGGCGATCGTCACCGTCAGCCGTCCAGCCTCCGACTTGCTCCGCATTTCGAGCGCCTCGTCGACGTCGGACGAGATCGACCGCTCTTTGGCCTCGGCGAGAATGATCTTCCCGCCAGCCCGCGCCGCGCCGCGCAGCAGCTTGTTCTCCACCTCGGCAGGCAACTGCGCGATGTAGCGGCGAACCGACTGACCGCCCCGGCTGGTAGCCATCAGGCGGCGTTCCCGGCTGTGCTGTATTCCTCGACCATGAACTCGACGCCCGAGCGCTGCCGGATGATGGCGGGGCCCGCGATGATCTGCATAATCCGATCGCCCATCACGAACCGCATATTGCTCGTGACGTCGTCCCGAATCCGCATGCGAACCCGGGCTGGCCGAGTGGCAACGTTGATGCCCTCGGCAAGCTTCTCGCCACGGCTGGGCAGCATGTCGACCACGCCTGCCCAGACCTCGTCGACCAGCACCCAGCTACCGGAACCTGCGTCAGTGAAGCCCGCGCCGGCAACGGGACGCTCGATGCGGATGAAGTCGGGCAATTCGCCGGCAGTGAGCTGGCTCATACGACGAACTTGCGCAGGGGAGCGATGAGGAAGGTGATCGCCAGCGGCAGTTCCGTCAGGTTCTGCCCCGCCGCCTCGCGATTGGCGTACCATTGCCCGACGAGCAGCAACGCCGCCTGGGCAGCAACGGCGCGATCGCGCAGCGCCGTCGCCGACAGATCGTTGACGAAGTCGCACCCCGTGGCGCCCTCAATCGCTCGCACAGCTGCTGCGATGAGGATGGCGAGATATGCGTCCTCACGATCAGACGAGCCTAAGCGGAGGTGCGTTTTCACGTCCGCGAGGGTGACGAGCTCAGCCACGGGTGAGATCACGCCCATCGCGCCCCTTCTTCACCGCAAGCCGCCAGCCGGTGTCGGGGCCGTCCGGCTTTTCGCCGGTGTCCTTCTGCGCGATCCAGAGCGAGCCGCCGAAGGTGACAGCATCGCCCAGCGTATAGGCCTGCCCTTCCTTGAACACGCCGCGGTCGATGACTGCCGGCACCGTCAGATCGAAGGTCTTGACCTGTTCACCGCGGACGAATTTGAGGGTCGCCTGGCGCTCTCCGGTCTGCTCGATCGACATATCGTCGAAGCCCAAGCCGGGGTCGCCGTCCTTCCCATCGACGCGACCAAGCGGGCACATCTTGCCGTCGCTCAGTGTCACGACAAGCGCGCCGGTGCGGTCGATCATCGCGCCAGCGAGGCCGACGCCGTCCTTTGCAACAGGCAGCGCAGCAACAGCGCGCTCGACGGCTGATGCGATGATCGGCTCGACGTCGGCGACGGTGACGCTTTTGCCATCGGCAGGGGTGGGCAGCGCCGCGACTGCGGATGCTACGGCCCCAGCGATGATCGGCTCGACATCAGCGACCGTGACGCTCTTACCATCGACCGGCACCGGCAGCGCCAAGACTGCGGCCGCAACTGCCGCCTCGACCGGCGCAATGACGTCGACCGGGGGCAGCGCGGCGACAGCGCGCTCTGCTTCCTGAGCAATCAGCGGACGCACATCGTCGAGCGTGACGCTCTTGCCATCGATCGCGGGCGGCAGCGCCGCCACTGCCGCAGCGACAGCGGTCTCGACCGGTTTGACCAGGTCGGGCAGCGGCAGTGCCGCTACAGCCCGTTCCGTCTCAGCAGCGATCAGCGGCTTCACGTCGTCAAGCGTGACGCTGACGCCATCCTTCGCGGGGGGCAGATCACCGACCGCCCGCGCAACCGCTGCGGCGACAAGGGGCTCGACGTCGGCGACCGTGACGCTCGTGCCGTCGCGCGCCGCGGGCAGGGCGGCGATCGCATCGTCGACCATACGCCGGATGCTCGCCTCATCCGGCGACGCGTCCCGTGCCTCGACAACCGCAAGACGGGCGAGCAGCGGCGTCGTGGCCTTGTCGACAGCCTCCTGCACGATCAGCGCCGTGGCCTGGGCAAGGGCTTTGGTATCAAGCATTGAGCGCCTCCCGCAGGTCTTTTTCGTAAAGCGCGACCGTCGCGCGCGCCTGCGCTGCCTCTGCGGCGGGATCGGCGACCGGAGCTTCCGTCTTGCCCTTGGCGAATGGGTCGTCACGCGCGTCGCGCTTCGCCAGCGCCTCGAGGCTGTAATTCTGCTCTTGCAGATATGCCGTGTCGCCGCCGGTGATCGGCCCCAGGTCAAGCCGGCGCCGGGCCTCGTTGATCTTCTTGATCCCCGACTTGGTCGCCATGGCTTCGGCTTCGATCAGCGCCTTGGTGTCCATGCGCAGCAGGCCGTCGAGGTCGAACTCGGTGCCGATGCCCATGCCCTCGCCGATGCCGAGCCCCTCATCGAGGCACAGCTCGGCAGCCTCGATCAGCGATTGCAGCGCTTGGGTGTAATATTCGAGGTTGAGGCTCTCGACGTTGCTGTTCGTCGGCAGGTTGCCGATACCCAGCTTGTATGGCGGCACATGGAAGGTCGAGCAGACCACCTCGGCGGTCCACTTCAGCTGGTCGATCAGCTCGGCATCCTTGGCGGTGACGGCCATGTGCTCATATTTCAGGCCATCGCCGAGCACGGCGACGCGGCCAGAGTTCTTGCCGCCGTAATACTCGTACCAGTTGGCCTTGAGCTCGGCTGCGGACTCAGGGCTGATCTTGCCCGGCGCCGATAGCAGGCCGCCCGGGCGGGACTGGTTGCCGAAGAAGACGGCCGAGTTGTCCTGGATGCGCAGCCCCTGTGTTGCCGCGAGGCCGTTCGCATAGATCGGCGATACGCCGACCAGCGGGTGGAACAGGCAATTGAAACGGTCGTGGATAAGCTCGCGCGCCGGCACGACCATCGGGCCGCTGATATCCGAAATATCGTCCTGCTGCAGCTCGTAGAAGATGCTGCCGTCGTCGGCGACCAGCGGCTTCACCCGATGAGGGTCGAGCACGTAGAGCGCGATCACGACGTTGCGCGCGTCACGGCGCTTCAGGACATAGGTGTTGCCGCTGCTGAGCTTCGACAAGAACCACGATTCGAAGAACTGGATCCGGGTCTGGAAGCCGTTGGGCTTGCGCAGCACCGGCGAATAGGCGGGGCGGGTGGTTTCGGCCCAGATGCCATGCGTGTCCTGGCTGACCAGCTTGACGCG